CTCCAGCTGAGGACGCAGCCACCCAGCTAAAGGCCGCCATGATGGGCAGCGACGGCAGCGTATCTGCCGAATTCCAGAAAATCACCGACCTCGCGAACAGCCTAGGCGACCGCCTGCCAGGTACCACCGCCGACTTTCAGGAAATGATGACCATGCTGCGCCGCCAGGGCCTCAGCGCGGCCAACATCCTGGGCGGTACCGGCGAAGCTGCGGCATACCTGGGCGTACAGCTGAAAATGCCCGTCATGGAAGCGGCCGAATTCGCAGCCAAGATGCAGGACGCCACACGCACCAGCGAGAAAGACATGCTCGGGCTGATGGACACTATCCAGCGCACGTACTACTTGGGTGTGGACAGCGGCAACATGCTGCAGGGCTTCAGCAAGATTTCCCCAGTCATGGGCATCATCAAGCAGCAAGGCCTGGAAGCCGCCAATACCCTGAGCCCGCTGCTGGTGATGATGGACCAGACTGGCATGGCCGGAGAGTCCGCAGGTAACGCCCTTCGCAAAGTGTTCCAGTCCGGCCTCAATATGAAGAAGGTCGCCGATGCGAACGATGAGTTGAAGGCGCTCGGCATCAGCATGGATTTCACCGACGGAAAAGGTGAGTTCGGCGGCATGGAAAAGCTCTTTGCCCAGCTCGAAAAGCTCAAGGGGCTATCTGCTGTAAAGCGCACAAGCGTGATGAAAACCGTCTTTGGCGATGATGCTGAAACACTCTCAACCGTTGAAACGATGATGAACAAAGGCATGGCTGGCTATGAAGAAATAGCCGCCAAAATGCAGACCCAGGCCGACCTGCGTATGCGTGTTAACGAGCAGCTCGGCACGCTCACCAACGTCATGGAAGCGGCCCAAGGAAGCTGGACGAACGCCATGGCCGAAGTTGGCGTTGCCATCGCACCGGAACTTAAAGAGTTTGTCACCGTGCTCGGTGACGTAGCTGTAAAGGTCAAAGGCTGGGTCAAAGAGAACCCGAACCTCACTGCACAGCTCGTTAAAACCGCTGCAGGCTTTGCACTACTGCTCACTCTGGGTGGTGGTATCGCAATTATGCTGGCCAGCATCCTCGGCCCATTCGCCATGGTGCGTTTCGCCATGATGCTGCTGGGCATTAAAAGCCTCGGCCTGGTTACCGGCTTGAAGGCCCTGGGCGGTGCGCTGCTGTGGGTGAGCAAGGCGGTGCTGCTGGTGGGCCGCGCGCTGATGCTTAACCCTATCGGCCTGGCCGTGACCGCCATCGCCGCCGCCGTTTACCTGATCTACGCCAACTGGGACAAACTCGGCCCCTACTTCGCCGGCATGTGGGCGGAGGTTAAAGCGGGCTTTTCTGGCGGCCTGGGCGGCATCCTCACTACCCTGGCCAACTTCAACCCCGTCGGTCTGGTGTACCGCGCCTTTGCCGAGGTGCTCAACTACCTGGGGCTGGATCTGCCCGTGCGGTTTACCGAGTTCGGCAACATGATCGTGCGCGGCCTGGTCAACGGCCTGATGTCGGGCATGGGGCAAATCAAGTCAGCCATCACCACCCTGGGTGACTCAACCATTGGCTGGTTCAAAGAGAAGCTCGGCATCCACAGCCCATCGCGTGTATTTGCCACCCTGGGCGGTTTCACCATGGCCGGGCTGGCCAACGGCCTGGCCGGCGGCGAAGGCGACGTGCTCAAGCAGATCGCCGGTACCGCAAAGCGCCTGGCCAGCTCCGGCGCGGACATGCTCAGCGGCAAAAGCATCGAGTTCGACACGCGCCCGCCCATATCAGCGGCATCTGGCGGCATGGTCATCCAGGGCGATACCAACCACTTTCAGATCCACGCTACGCCAGGCACTGACGTTGCCGGCCTGCAACGGATGATCAACCAGATGCTCGATGAGCGTGAACGCAACAAAGCCACCCGTATCCGCTCACGCCTTGGCGACCTGGAGTAAAGCACCATGATGATGGCCCTCGGCATGTTCGTGTTCAGCCTGCACACCCTCGCCTACCAGGAGCTGCAGCGCCAAACCGACTGGCGCCACCCCAGCAGCAGCCGCGTGGGTACCAACCCAGCGCTGCAGTACGCCGGCCGTGGTGACGACGTGATTACCCTGCCCGGCATCATCCTCCCCGAGCTGGCCGGCAGCGTGTTGAGCCTGGACGTACTGCGCATGATGGCGGACACCGGCAAAGCCTGGCCCCTGGTCGAAGGCACCGGGCGCATCCTGGGTATCTGGGTGATCGAGAGTCTAAGCGAGGGCAAAACTCTGTTTTTCGCCGACGGTACCGCACGGCGCATCGAGTTCAGCATCAGCCTGAAGCGCGTGGATGACGGCAAGGTCGACATGCTCGGCGCTGCTATCAGCACCGGCGCCAACATCCTCCGGGGCATGCTGTGAATGCCGCAGTACTGGCCGCTGGCAAGGCCGCCATCGATGCCGGCAAGCGCCTGCTGGGCGACAACAACTACCCCGCCGCCATCTACCGGCTCACCGTAGACGGCACCGATATCGCCCAACTCATCAGCCCCCGGCTGATCAGCCTGAACCTCACCGACAACCGGGGCATCGAGGCCGACACGCTCGACATAAGCCTCAGCGACCACGACGGCCTGCTAAGCATCCCGCCCAAGGGCGCCGTGCTGAACCTCTGGCTGGGGTGGGCAGACACAGGCCTGGTCGACAAAGGCACCTACACCGTGGACGAAACCGAGCACAGCGGCGCGCCCGACGTGCTCAACATCCGCGCCCGCAGCGCGGATCTGCGCAAAGGGCTGAAAACCAAACGGGAAACCAGCTGGGCCAACACCACCCTGGGCGTAGTGCTGCAAACCATCGCCGGCCGCAACCAGCTCACCGCCCGCATCAGCGCGGCCCTGGCTGCCTTGCCTATCCTGCAGCTGGACCAGGCAAACGAATCAGACGCCAACATCCTCACCCGCCTCGGTGAGGAGTTCGACGCGGTGGCCACCGTCAAAGCCGGCTGCCTGCTGTGCATCCCGGCCGGCAAATCGCAAACCCCCAGTGGCCTCAGCCTGCCGCACGTAACCCTTACCCGGGCGGACGGTGATGGCCACCGCTACCTGCAGGCCGACCGCGACAGCTACGACGGCGTGCGTGCCTACTACTACGACATCAACAGCGCCAAAAAACAGGAAGCAATCGCCGGCGGCGGCGAGAACCTTAAGGATCTGCGCCACAGCTACAGCGACCGCGAATCCGCACTGCGCGCCGCCAGGGCAGAGTGGAACCGCCTGCAACGCGGTACCGCCACCCTCAGTTACACCCTGGCCAGAGGCCGCCCCGACCTGATACCGGAACTGACCTACACCCTGGTGGGAGTTAAAGCGGAGATAGACGCCATCATCTGGCACGGCGGCAACGTGCAGCACAGCCTCACAGCGGATGCCGGCTACATCACCAGCCTGGAACTAGAAAGCCAGCTGCCAGAAGACACCGTCGACGGCTTGTACGAGGAAGGGGCAGCAAACTACACCGGAATCATCGCCTACTACCGCGACGCCAAATCAGGCACCCAGAAAGCCATCACCGCAGGCGACCAGGCCAAACCCCGGCGGCTTACCCACCTCTACGCCAGCAAGGCCAGCGCACAGCGGGCAGTGGATAGGGAGTGGCAACGGATGCAGCCTTGAGGAAGCAGTAAGTTGACATAATACCAACCTTCGCTTAGGGTTGCTAAAACATCAACAAGGCCAACAATGCACGTCTTCAAGAAAAAAGCCTTCGTGGAGGCATGCGAGCAATACCCGGTGAAAGCCGAGAGCATCATGGCGGTGTTCAAGGTGCTCGATAAATCGACAGCCAGTAGTCCATTGGAGTTGAAAGAGGCACTTTCTACACTAGACAACTTCACCTATCGCCACGGCTGGTGGGTGATCGACATTGGCGGCAATGAACTGCGCCTGATAGCCGCGATAGATTTTCAAAAACAGTATGTAAATGTGAAGCACATTTTTAGCCATGCCGAATACAACAAGGCAAACAAGTGGTACCGCAACCCCAAGCACAAAGGAGTGATGCCATGAGCGCATTAGCCAAACACCACACCTCAGACACCCATGACGCTATTCACGAGCTGGCAGAGCGCCTCAAAGCCATTCAGCAAGAGCTTGTCAAAGCAAAGGGCACCATCATCCAGGAAATCACCTGTGAGGAAGAGTACGACCGCGCCCTGGCCTTGCTTGACGAGCTGACTGAGTCCGAGGACCAAAGTCCCGCAAATGAGCGCCTGGTCGATCAGCTATGCGCCTCTATCAAACGTTATGAAGATAACGCCCCACAGTTCGCCGAGTTCAACAAGCAGGTGGCTGCAATCACTGGGGTGCAGATGCTCAAATTCCTAATGACGCAGAATCAGCTCAAAGGCTCTGACCTGCCAGAAATAGGCGATAAGACCGTTGTATCGCGCACGCTTTCTGGTGAACGGAAACTCAGCAGCAGCAACATACAAGCACTGTCCCAGCGCTTTCATGTAGACCCGAGTGCCTTCTTTCCAGTTATCTAACAGCACCCCGTAAGACTGAAAGCCCGGACTTGTCCGGGCTTTTCCGTCTTAAACCTAGCTGCAGCTGCTCAGGTCGAGTATTGAGGTGGCCATCTAGGGTCGTATTCAGATAGGCTACGCGCCATTCGCTTGCATGGAACTGAAATGTCTACCGCCCCCTCCTTCGTAACACCCCTTCGATATCCCGGTGGGAAAGGCCGTCTAGGTTCCTGGTTAGCAGCGCTGCTAAAGCACAATGGACTGGAGCGCGGCCTATA